GTCTTTAGTTTTTGCAGATTCGATAGCGTCGCGCAGCTTCCACTTCTCCTGATAAGCAGCGTTACCGGCCGCAATGATTTCGAGCTGAAGCGTCTTGAGATCTGAGAGCGTTACTTTGTGAGCTTCATTGTTGGCATCCATAAAGAGCAGACCAGTCTCGGCGAACGTAGTACTGGCTTCTGCCGCTACGATGAGACCCGTAACGTCTTGCATCGCTCTGCTATCGCTGTCAACTTCAAAGCCGAGTGAACTTACAAGCGTTGCACCATCGGTATACCAAGTTGTAAATATCGAATCGAGTTGAGCTGTTTTTTCAGCTTTGACATCTTCGAACGTCTTTTTGGGAATTTTCTCGACCCGCCAAGAAAGGTTGTCACCTCTCACAACGTGGTACTCACTCGATCCTTCGGTCAGTTTCTGGAAAAGTTCGCGCAACTCACTGCAGTGAGCCGTCTGCGATTCATGCGAGATAACACCACAAGCGACGCATTCTGCAGCTGTTGTTGGCTTCGGTTCTGCCTCAAAACCGTCACGCGGCGCGTTTAACTTGTAAAAGAAATGTTCCGTGTCTTCGGGCACGGCAGCTTCTGCAACATTGACTGGGAGGCTGATCCCGTCTCCCATCTGCACCGAGCAGACGCCTGCAAAATAGCCGTCCTCGTCGACAAAAGGGAGGTCTTTGAACTGATTGGATGGCATGAATGCGCTCCTCCTTATCTTCAAAAAAAATTGCGGCCTTAAAGCCGCGTGAAAAACGATTCGCAGTGGCTGACGGCCACGGTTTGTGTTTGCGTGTCTATCCTTCTGGCGTTAAAAGTTGGTACCTGCGCATCTCATATTCAGGCCGCGTGACAGACATCGCACTCGGTCGATGGCCAGAAATCAGCTTGATGCAAGCTCGACAGGAAGCTCGCAGGCGACGAAAAACACTTGGTCTTGAACCACCGAGAGGCTATGTCTTAAATGATGCCTTCAAACTTTGGTGTGGTCTAAAGAAAGGCCGCATCGTGAGTTACGCCGACGAACGTCGACGATTGGAGCGCTATCTCATCAAACCCCTCGGAAGACGCCAGATTGACGAAATCTCTGCACCACTCGTCATTACAACCGTTAAGCACATCGAGGCAGAGGGGCATCAAGCAACACTGAAGCGCGTTCTCATGCGAACACGTGAAATACTTGACCTCGCCGTGTGTGCGGGCTACATCCATCACAATCCTTGCGAGCGTTTGAGCCGTGTCTTTGCAGCTCCCGTTGTTACGCCCATGCCGGCACCGGAGTGGCATGAACTACCAAACATCATGCAGGTGATGAAATCCGCTCCCGTACGTATGCGAATTCTTTTCCTTTTCTCGACCTGCTCAATGCTGCGTCCTGGGGAAAACGCAAAGCTCAAGCGTTCATGGATTGATGGCGACATCCTCACGATCCCCGCCAAAGAGATGAAAATGGGGCGTATGCACCGTGTTCCGCTCACTGTCTTCATGAAGCAACTCCTTGAAGCTGAGCTACGCCTTTCTCCCCATCCCAGAGGAGATGTCATCTTCGCTGCCAAACAAGCAGGCAAACATATCAGCACTCAAACGCTTGCTAAGTATCTGCATTCAACGCAACTCTCCGGGAAGCTCGTGGCCTACGGTCTACGTTCGATGGCACGATCGTGGATGGCAGATCAAGAGATTTCTTTTGAAGTCGCTGAAGCATGCCTTTCACATGTTGCTGGCTCTTCTGTATCGCGGGCCTACCAAAGAAGCGACTTTCTCACAGCACGCGTTCTAGTTATGACGCGCTGGAGTACCTTCATCAAGCGCTGTGCCCGAGAAGCCGATATGCTCGATGGAATCCTTGAAACCGAGCGGGACAAGATCTGATCTAATCACCCAATATGACATGTGCCTAGCCCTGCGTTTAGAAGCTACAGACCGCAGGGCTAGAAACGTGCTTTTGATGACCGAATATCAGTGGATCTCCCGGGGATCTTGTTGGCTATACAAACGCTACGGCTTCAGGAGCCTTTTCACTCTCTAAAAACGCCAATGCAGAACTCTCCTCGGGCTATGGTGTAACTACAGCCTCTCTGACTTTTTCAGCTCGTTCTTCTTCGTCAGCTTATGGAGGATCGTCAGGTGTTCAGCCGCCATCAATAAGCCTTCTGCCTTGCATCAAAACTTGATGCAAGGGAGTAGTGCGAGGCTTGGGGGCTGTACGGAAGAACCTCCATAGATCGAGTTTGATCTTGATGCAGATATGTTTACCACACCATTGTTGCTACTTAAATCGCCGCCAGATGAGCCAATACATGCAAAGTACGTTCCGGCTGAAACATAGAGAGCACCAGAATTGGACACTCTTGAGCTACTTACAGAGCTGTATCCCGCTCCCTCTTTGCCAATGCCGTTGACCTCCCAAGACGTCGATCCACTGATATTCGGTAACCCAGCGCTTTTAAACGTTCCGGCTGACCCAATTGAGGTTGTACCCTCGACGAAACGATTCGCTAAATTTGGCAAGTTAAAAGTTGTACTTCCATCACCACTGCCATGTTTTGTACCAATAACTGCGAAAAGCGCTGCGTATGTCGATCGACTCACAGCTGCACCGTTGCAGAGAAGCCAGCCATCAGGAACTGAATAGAAGTGTCCAAGCATTCCTGTTGGCATGCTCAACGGCTTTAGCTTAGGGAGTAGATCATTCAATGCCTGAGAAATTTGAGTAAGAGTTGCCATGCCAACCTCTTCAGATGTCAGATGTTCACAGTTTCACCACCCAGCTTGGCAACAGCCTGGGTCAACTGAGTGACAATTATTTTTAAAGATTCAACTTCTTGTGCAGTTGTGCCGCCAATCGGTCGTCCGCCTGGCGTAGCGCCATCACCCGCATAAAGTGTCCATGTTTCTGTATTCAGTACAACTTCTCGATCTGCAGGAGTTATTTGAGCTAGTTCAGCAGTCGTGTAGCCTTTAATTTGGATAGCTACACCGCCTACCTGAAAATCGAGAGGTGTTGCGAGTTTCTTTGCTGTCACTGCTCGCTCAGCAAGATGCAGCTCTTTCACTGATCCTGCCTTGAGCGCAGCACCATCAAGAGCCCCATCTTTAGTCCATTTGAAAGACTGTAACGCCTCAAGAAACTGTGTGATGCTCGGCGGCTCGACTTGCGTCATGCCGCATGCATCAATCACCGAGATGCGCATCTGATCTATCAAATAGAACCACGCAGCCCCTGGTTTGGTTGCGGGAGTCCCGGTTTTTGGATTGCCGGACGTTGGATAACCCTTTGAACTCAAAGTGCTTAGCGACGGCGGCGAATCGATCGCGGACGCCTGCCAATAACCTGCTGTCATGCTTCTTCCTCATAGATGAAAATTACGTATACGTGTGCAGGTGCAAGCGCACGTATCATGCACTCGAGAAGTGCATTACCCCATCGGGCAAGATGCTCATCAACACCCCACGTCACATCGAAATACTCGGCGTTTCCGTCGGACCTGATAGTGATGCCAAGAGTCATCACCGTCGTCCATTGTTCGTCCCAGAGCGCGTCGTCAACTGTGCTGTCGACTGTGTGCTCCGTGAATGTCGTCACTTTTGCCTGATAGCCGAGAGTGCCGGCGAGCGACTCGAAAAATGCAGCCGTCAATCCCAAATTTGAAGTGATCTTTGCGAGCAGTTCCTGCCGCATTTGTTCACGAGATGGATCAGCAATCGCTGCGAGACACTCTGACGGGATACCCCACTCGTCGAACCATCGTTCAAGCTCCTCTATTGAGGAGCGCGGATCAGCCTCTTCAAGTACAGCATTTGCACGCTCGTCAACTCTTGCAGCCTCTCGAGCTAAGGCATACAGAATTGCGTCAAGCATGCCGCCCTGCCGACGATGCCAGATCGAGCCCCGCGGAAGCAGAGCCTCAACTTGATGCGCATAATGTTTTTCCGTCAGTGCCATATCACACCCATGTGATCGTGCCAGGAACGTAGATCTCTCCTACGACCGTACTCACATCATCTGTTGGCGTCACAATGCGATAACTCTTCATCTCCGAGACACCGCTAATTGCTCGATCTATTGAGGTTCGCAAAACGGCGCCGCCTGGGACAGCTTCAGCGAGCACAACGCTCTCGATCGCAGACTCGATCTTGGCCTTTACGGCTTCATCGTCCGGGAGTATGTCGAGCGTGATGTCGAGCGGTTTCGGGACTGGCGCGACTACGTGCAATATTGCCGTCACCGGCATTTGTGAAGTGATGTACTCATCGACGCGTTTCACCATCGTCTCTGTCGGTATCCCGTTTGACGTCATGCCGTCTGTCATAAAACGCACCGTCACATGACCTTGACCGAGCTCCTGGGGATAGCACCACGCTCGAGTGACACCTGAGACCGCAAGCGTCCAAGCAACGTAATCCGCCCTTGTCCCAGCTTTGGGCGGGCTTTTCTGGCGCTGAAGCAAGCGCTCGCGCAAGCTCTCATCGTCCTCTGCCTCTGCGCCGCCAGTAAGTTCGTCTGCAGTCGCTATGCTCATGATCCCCGCTATAGGACTGACGAGCGTAAGTTCCATGCCGGCTTCTGAATTGCCCGAGGCACCTGCCACTGCAGCTTCGATAGGAGCTTTACCATCGATGCTTGCTGCGGTAGTTACGTAGACGCTGCCATCTTCAGCTTGAAGCTGTGTACCGACCGGCACGGTGCCAGCGCCGATGAAGGAGACTTTACCTGTCGCAGCTGAAGCGGCTTTGCGGTAGATACCGTATTCGGACGCACGGCGCTCAAGATACGCACCTTCTGCTGTCGTCGTGAAGCACTGTCGCAACACGAAGGCGATAAATCCATGCAAACCATGCGAAACGCCTGAGATAACTCGCACTAGCACAGGTACGAGCGACCAGCGCATAGCCTTCTTTCCCATGCGGCTCTCGGCATCTGCCTGCACACGTTTAATGATCTGCGAAAGAGTTGGTCTTTCAAAAGACATGTCAGCTCCAAACGTTTTGGAAACGAGCGGCAAGCGCTTGCGTGTCGTCAGGCTTGAAACAAACGACTGTGAGCGTCAATTGATCTATATCGCTACGCTCAGCAGTCACCTCGATGCGAGCGACAACGGCATCTTCAGTGAGCCATTTAAGCGCCTCTTTGGCGTAGGCCTCAGCGCGTCTGAGCATCTGCGGAAGCATCTTCTGACGCTGCAGCAACCACAGCCGCGATCCGATCCGGTCACCAGTTTCCTGAGCAAATGTGTCGCCCCACCAACCCTGGCGGTATGGCGCTACCGGACCATCATCTGCAGCCGATTTACGCCATGAAAAAAGGCTGATAAGTACAGCTTGCGCTAGCTCATCAGCCTCAAAATCGGAAAGGTCAGCATCCTTTCCATTGAGAATTAATTCCATGACCGTTTCCTCATGCAAACCATTCGATCAGCAGATGAAGGACATAACCGGCCAATCCCACCAAGGTAATCAGCGAGGCCAAGCACAACGTGGCCCGCAAAATTCTGACCGTGAGAATCGGATGGGGATCTTTCAGCAAAATCATGGCTAATGCCCCTATACCTTTTGTTAAAATTTCTTCCATCTGAAGTCATCCGTTCAGATAAAAAAATCCCGCACGGACGCCACATCCATGCGGGATTGCTTTTTGTCAGGTTCGCCTATTGCGGTTTCCCCGTCGTTCCTGAGCCGCCCTGCACACCGCCATGAGTGTGGTTTTGCAGGCTGATACCGTCAGCAGTAACGTCACCGCCGGACACCTTGATGTCGCCGGTAACGGCCGCGCCACTGCCGCCGGAGATAGCCATGCCGCCGGTGCCGGTGATAAGTTTTGCCACTTTTAGTGCGCC